TCGGCCGTGTTATAACTCCGGCAATGGTTCAATCGCACGGCCGTTTGTAGCGTTGATCGTTCTATGCCGATTTGTTGCGCCGCGGCCGTAACGCGCCACAATCCCGACACAATCAGCGCAATCCGTGCGTAGTCTTTATCCGGCATAGTTTTCCGCCAATCCCCCGTCAATTTGACGGAAATAATTCGCAATTCCGTCGAATCGATGGCATTGTTGAGTTAGAGAGAATACTTTTCCCAACTCTTATCGAATTAGGCTCGGCAAAACATGGACGCAAGTATTTATTTTCCACTTTTGCTGCCGTTTATGATTTTTGCCATCCTATGGGGGTATTTCCTTTTATTAGCAGTTAGGGATTAGCTTTTCTGTTTTGTTTCTTTTCCCCTTGCCGTGCAATGCGGCGCAACCTTTGGAGATTGCAACTATGGCGCATGAACTTGAAAACGTTGGAACGCTGGATTTTGTGGGCGTTGTCGGACAGCAAGCGTGGCACAATTTGGGTGTTTTGATTCCCGACGGGCAATCGGCCGTGGATGCTGGCGAATCCATGGGCATGTTTTGGCCCGTGGCCCGCTATACGCTTGAAGCTATCGCGCCCGATGGAACGCGAATTCCCGTCGATACGCACGTTGCCAATGTCCGGACAAAAGATTTGCAAGGCAACGCAATACAACATTTGCTAGGCGTTGTCGGGGCAGATTATTCGGTATGCCAGAATCGGGAACTTGCCGAATTCACCGACGCGCTAGCCCAAACGGGCAAGGTGACAATCGAAACCGTCGGGTCAATCCGTGGCGGGAAGCGGGTTTGGTTTCTTGCTAAAGGCGAATCGTTCAAGATTGGCGGGACTGATGAAATTGTCCCGTATGTTCTGGTAAGCAATGGCCATGATGGAACGCAAGCGATTCGCGTTACACCGACAACGGTTAGGGTTGTTTGCTCGAATACGTTGCATATGGTGATTCCACGCGAAGAAAACACTGCGTTTGATTCAGCGGCAATTACAATTCGGCATAGCGGCAAAATTGCCGACAAATTGCAGCAAGCCCGCGCAGCGCTGGAATACTATGGCGCAACGCTCGCCCGCAATCGCGAATTGTTTGAGCTTTTGAACGACAAGAAAATGGACCAGCAAGCGGGGCTTGCCGTGTTCGCTCAAAACTATGCCAAATTTTGGGAAACGGCCACGGCCGATGATTTGGCTAGCCCGGATGCCAAAACCAAGCGCCTAGCCGAATTGCGTATTGAGCGTATGGAAAAGGCGTCGGAACTTTTCTTGCAACGCTATGCCGATGAACAAACGAAGCTGGGAATCGGTGGCTCGGCATGGGCCTATTTCAATGCCATGACGGGCTTTGTGCAGCATGACAGCACGGCGCGCGGCAAAGACGATAGCGACCGGGTTAGTCGGCGCATGGAAAGCAACCTATTCGGCCTTAACGCCAATCGAACGTTAGACGTGCTGGCAACAGTTATGGCTAGCTAGGCTTTTCCGGCCGGGCCCGGCAACGGGCCCGGCGTTTCTTTTCATCCCCTTTTGGAGCTTTCACCATGATTGGCAAAACTGACAAACAATTGGCCGCCGATTTCCACAAATTACGCGGCGAAATTGAACGCCGGGCCCGTGTATCAATTGGCGATTGTGCCGCCGATATAAAGGGCAACGAATTGGCTAAGCGCGTTGTGACTATTGCGGCGCTAGGTGGTCATTCTGTGCTATTTGTCGGGCCACCGGGCAGCGGCAAAACAATGCTCCGCGCATTGGCGTTATCGCTCGGTAACCCGCTAACGTTTGAGGCATGGCCATGCCCGTGCGGGTTTCGGTCGTCCCCCCGCAAACCGTGCAACTGTACCGTGAAGCAAATTGAAAAGCACGTTGCGAAATGGCCGACGGCTGATATGTTTTGCGAGACAACGGCGCTTCCCGCGGGCGAATATCTAGCGGCCCGCCCCGGCACTACGCTTGCCATGATAAAGGAAAACATCGAGCGGGCGACCCCCGAGTGTTCCCGCGAATTAGATAACACTTGCAATCGCCTTATCGAGCAAGCGATTAGCCAAATGGGCCTTACTACGGCGCAAGCTGACTTAACAATCAACCTTGCAACTACGATAGCGCGATTGGACGGTGAAAGCCGTATCCAAATTTGCCATTTGGCCGAAGCAATAAATTATCGCTTGCCGGCCTATTATCGGTAATTCTCCAGGGGGCCCCCGACGCCGCAAGGGCTAGGGGGCTTTTATTCAAAGAGCCGAAACAATGACTATTGCAGAACGATTGGACAAAACATCGCCCGCGTTTTGTGGAATATGCAAAACGCCTATGCCCCGCGTTGTAGACGGCAAGGTGCTACCGCATAAGGTTTGGCGGATTTGTCCGAACCCAAATTGCCGTCATGACATTTGCGGCTCGGAAGCGTGGTTGCGGCGCCGCTTGGGTTTGCCAAGTTAGCTTCCCATTGATTCTAAATGGGCAATGAGATTACGGACCACGGCGTCAACGCTTTTGCCGTGCCGATCTAATAGAATTTTCAGGCGCTCGAATTCCGTCGGCTCGGAAAGGCCAAAATTCTCGGCACTTTTGGCCTTTTGGGCTTTGGCAAGTTCCGCCGGGATGCTAGCAATATGCTGGCGGATTAGTTCCCCGCAACTGCAATTGCGCAAGCTTGCAAGAGCTTTAGTATCTTCCCACAATTCGGCGGGAAGCGTTAGCGTTACACGGGTGTTCATTGCGGGGGCGTTAGCAGCGCGTCTAATAATTGTTGGCGGGCATCCGTTCCCGCCTCGATAAATCCACCGATAGTTTGCCGCGGCTGCGCGGGGGCGATCAATTCTTGCTCGATTGGCGCCGCTGGCCGGCGTCGGGCTCGTATCTTAGCGATAACGTCCCGTTTCCGTTTGTTGCCAATTTTAGCGGCTTCAAAATCCATTCGCTCCAAATCCGCGTCCGTCAATTGGTGCTGCAACGGGTTGGGCGCCTTTTCGGAACCGAATAACCCTAACAATGCGTCAAGCATGAGCTTTCCCCGAATGGTGTACGTCTGTCTAGTATAATCAGGCGGCGCGGGAAAATGCTACGGCGCTTTGCGGCTTTTCAACGGGCGTAGTGATTGCCTTTTCTTCGCTCCACCCGCGTTTTAGTCTCCGCCATAAAGTGGAAACACCTATGCCTGTCTCCTCGGCCCATGCGGAGAGGCATTGCGTTTTGCCGTTAGCGGTTAAGAGGCGAATTTGTCGTGTGTTTCTGGCTTGGGTTTTTCGCGTTGCCCATACGCAATTATCAGGCGAATAGCCGGCGGCGTTATCAACCCGTTCTAGTGTTGCGCCTTTGAACCACTCGGGCCCCATATCCGCCCAAAAATGTTCAAACAGCCGCCAACGTTCACACACGGCTATGCCATGCTCGGCGTACCATTTATGGGCGTGGTGCGCGGGATCGTTACAGCGGCGCCACGCTCCGCGCCACGAATGGTAAGCGGGGTGGTTGCCCATTTTCAACAACCGTTGACCCCGCCGATTAGGAAACCAGTCTTTCTTGGCCATTTATGCGGCCCTTAACGCCGGTGCGTATTGCGCGGGCGGGTCTAATTCGTACCAATCTTGGACGCGCAGCCCGGTTGGGATCGGTTCAAGCCGGGAACGGATTTCAAACGCCGGCAATAGGCCCATGTCTCGCAAGCCCTCTCTATTTGGCTTGGTGTACGGTTTGAGCCGCAATAGGAACCGGCATTCGTTGCAATAGTTATTGATAAGTGGCGCCTTAGCTCCGCATTTGGTGCAATGGCGTCGGGCAGGGGCGTGGATCGGTGCGGGAATCATGGAAAACCTCTGTTGCGAAATCGTGATAAAGGCAACTACTGTTGACTAATGCCAACTAAACGAACAGCATACTACCATGCCCGACGAAATTGATTTGACAAAAGCGGCGCTTGTCGATTTGCAAGAATCAACAAATCGAGACGAAGCCCCGACCCTCACCCGTGCGAGCTACGCATGGGCCCTAGATTGCGATTGGGTTTGGCAGAATTTGGGTGGCAAAATGACGCGGGATAAGGCGGGGACGCCGGCCCGTTGGGCGTTGTGGCAATACGCCAAGAAAGACATGGACAAGTTCATTCAGCAAATCATGCCAAAGGCCATGACGCTGCTAGAAAAGGCGCTCGACAAAGAGGGCGACACGGACGTTATTATCATCAAAGAACGCAAAAACATTGCGACCCTCAAACAGATTCTTTCTGACGCGCTCATTGAAGCTGGATTAGCCTAATGACGCGAAAAGTGTTGGCGTCGGGCCTGTCCCGGCAAGTTTTCCCGATTGGCGAAAAGCGGGAAACTGTTCTCGGCAAGCCGTCCGCCGAAGCGCTCCGCTTCCCGTTCTATTGGACGCTGCCACGCGACCCGGTGGAATCGCTCAAGTGGAAAATCTATTGCCGTGAGCGTTGCCTAACGGATTTGCCGTTTCGCGAAAACATCATGTATATGGCTTCGCAAGACGTGGCATTCTTTGCGGAAACATTTGTCACGATTTTTGAGCCCCGGCCCCCGCGTCCTATTCCTATGACGCTTTGGCTTGATCAAGTGGATTGGCTGGCGTGGCTTGAAGAATGCTACGGCGAACGGGATTTGGGCGCCGAAAAGTCGCGTGGTATTGGCGTGTCGGTTCTCTGCGCGTTGTTCTACTATCACAAATTCCGCTTTGACGGCCAAGCCAAAATTGGCCTTATGTCAAAAGACGAAGCGGCGCTAGACGGGCCCGACTTTAATTCGCTGCTCGGCAAGATTGTTTTCATGCACGAACACATGCCCGCGTGGTTCCGCTACGGCGCCACCGGCCGGGACGTTCTCAAGCGCAACCAAACCGACCATATTCTTATCAACGTTGAAAACGGCGCCACGATTCAGGGCTTTGTGCCAACGAACGACAAAGTTCGATCCTATCGGTTTACGTCGCTCTTAATGGACGAATTCGCGTTTTTGCCGAATAACGTTCAAGCGATTATGAATAGCTCGGTCCACACTTCCCCGAACCGGGTTTTCGTTTCGACGTGGAATGGATCGGACAACGAATTCCACAATATCATGCGCGTTACTATGTCCACGCTGTTGCGCGTGGAAATGTATTGGTGGAATAATACGGAGCGATGGCAAGGCGCCTACCGCTACGAAAAAGGGCGGCTGGTCATTCTCGATACCAGCTATGTTTTCCCGCCGGACTATCCATTCCGCGATACAGAATTGATAACGTCCCCGTGGGTAGACTTTGAGTTGCGGCGAGCCGGCAGCAATGTTCAAAGCGCGCTAGAAGAATTGTACGGCTTGCAAGGTGGAGAGGGGCGGAAACTCATTCGCAAAGCGGCCATAGATATAGCCAAAGCCACCGTTAGGCCCCCGACCGCAGTTGGCGACATTTACGAAACGGCCGACGGCGAACTTATTTTCCAAGCCAGCCCCGACGGCGTGGTGAAATTGTGGGGTGACGTGGGCAACGGCAAGGGCGGGCCATTCTCCGCGGGTTGTGATATTGCTTTCGGCCGGGAAGCCACGTTTTCAACGTGCGAAGTCGTGGCCCTGCATAACGGCTCGCAAGTGGCAGAGATTGCCGTCAATGATTTGGACCCGATTGAGTTCGCTCAACTTGTGTTTTTGTTTCTCCGCTGGCTCAACGGCGATAAAGGCGACGAAAACACCTTTTTGACGTTTGAAAAGAACGGGGATCAGGGTACGAGCTTCGGGGATGAATTGGTACGGCTCGGCTACGGCAACATTAAGCGAACCAAATACAAAACGGTCGTGGCGTCCAATAAAGCCAGCGCCTATCTCGGTGAAAAGAACGGCGACGGCGGTTTGGCCAATTTGCTGGAATTGGCTCGGGCCATTATTTCCGGCGAATGCACTATTCGCAGCGAAGAAATGTTGTGGGAATTCGAGCTTTTCACCAAAGACGAAAAGGGCAAGCCCTCATTCCCCAAATGCGACTTGGGCCACGGCGACCGGGCGCAAGGAATGGGACTCGCATGGAATCAAGCGCGATCGCGTATTCTTGGCAACAGTATTGACGAGACAGAAACCGATTACCGCACTCGGGAACGTGAGCCCGAGCCGGAACAAACATCATGGGAAGCAGCTTGGGCATTTAGCCGGAATTAGGGGGCAATATGTTCGATATAAACGACGTTGATTTTCGCGGACGGCTTTGCAACTCTCTTAGCTATTGGGCCAAAGAGCACGACGTATTCCGTCTATCTCGCAAGCAATTGATCGCCCATCACGCCGGCAGTCCCAACTTTGCCAAGCTGCTCGGCTTGAACGTCAAAGACAAGGAAATGACGGGCAATCTCATTCAGCTTGGCGCCCAAGCTCATGCCCTGCAATTGGCGTTTGGGATGCCGCAATACAAGTTTGTGGCGCAGGGCCCCGAACTAGACGACATAGCTACCCGGCTTGAACATTCCATCAATCGGTATTTTCATTTGCTGGACGCCACGCGACTAACGCGGGCTTGGGCTCTTGACAGCTATTTTGGATGGGCCATTGCGTGCGTGGAAGATGGGCTCTTGCCGCCGGGCGTGCGAGCGGCTACGGGCATGGGCTACGGCCCCGACGTGAAACGAATCAGCCAAGATGATTTCTTTTTCGACGGTCATTCCACCGACATTCGCGATATGGGCTGGTTGGCTCACACGTTCCTCACTCCCTTGCACTTGGCGCAAAACTTTGAGGGATATGACCCCATCGTACGGGCCAAACTCTCGGAATGGAGCTACACCAATCAAGATCGCAACGCACGGGCGCAGGCGGGCGTGTTGGGCAGCAAAACCGCTATACCTATGACGCGGCTCGTAAGCGTTTATCTGCCCCTGTATGGTTGCCGAGCGATTTGGCCAGCCAATGACGCCGAATTCAGCGGCGTCCGCGGAATGCCGCTGGCCGTGGAAGATTGGCGGGGGCACTACACGGGCCCGTATGAAATTGCGTCGATGCTCGACATTCCCGACAACCTTTTCCCGGTGGCCTTGTCGGAATCCACCAAGCGCCTGCATATCCTGTTCAATGCGCTGGCCGACATTACCAGCAACCAAGCGTTGGAAGCGAAATACAATCCTGTATTTGAAGTGGGCAGCGAACGGGACGCACAACGGCTAATGAACGCCAAGGATCGGGTTTTTACCCCCGTTTCCAACATCGCCAAGATAGGCCAATGGCAAGTTCCCGGCCCGGATGCTTCGCAAACCCAATACATGGGCGCCACGCTGCAAATGTTCAAGGAATTCAGCGGCAACTTGGACGACACTTTGGGGCTCGGGGCGACGGCTCCCACAGCTTCGCAAAGCCAGCTTATTCGCCAATCGACCAGCGTACGGAGCGCAGATCGGCGCCAGCGGTTCAACCGATTCTTGGCAATGATCGCTACCAAGCTCGGGCATCTATTCTTACACAACCAAGATTTGTATGTCCCGGCCCGGCGTGTCATACCGGGCACCACGTTTTCTGTGGATACGTCTTGGCTGCCGGCGGCGGAGCTTCCCCGGCCGCAAAACATCGACGAATTTTTGATAAACGTTGTTCCCTACTCGGCCGAATATCGCGACCCGGCAACCCGTATTGCCCAACTCAACGAAGCCACGGGCCAGATATTCCAAGCCATGCAACTTGCGGCTCAAGGGGTGCCGGTGGACTTGGAAGCGTTTGTTGAGCTTCAAGCCGACTATCGCGACCTGCCCGAACTTCGCGGCATTTACAGCGGCTTGTTGCCCGAATATACGGAACGCAAGGGCAACGCCGAAGTTAATGCCCAGAAGCGGCAGAACGTGGGGGAATACACGCGCCGTAATGTTTCGGCCCAAACCAATGGCGGGGCCCTCATGCAAAACTTAGCCCAAAGCGGCGGGCAGAACGGGCAGGGCGGTGCCGGTGGCGGTATGAGAATAGGGGCGGCAGCATGAACGACGAAATCCTAGCGGCCTTGCGTCGCATTGAAACCAAATTGGACATTGTGAAAGCCCGCCTGTCAGCCCAACCGCTTGAGGATAGCGAGCCCTTACTAACTGTTGCGGAAGCGGCTAAGCACTATCGACTTAGCCCGTCGGCTCTGTACAAGCTGAAAGCCGTGCAAGTTAAGGTTGGCCGTCGCGTGCGTATCAGCCGGGCGGCGATGGAACGCTATATCAGCCGTGCCTAAGCCGCGTTTTCGTCTTTCTTTGGTTTCTTGTCCCGGCCAGGAAGCCTAATTTCGCAAGCGGCATTGGCCAGAATCTTCCCTTGGTCGATATGGCCGTAGCGCGTGTAAACCATTTTCGTTGACCGATGACCCATTAAGGCGGCAACCAAGGCTATATCCTGCCCTTGGCTAATGCGATAGTGGGCGAAACTGTGGCGTAGCATTGTCGCACAAAGCCGGGGGAATGGCGGCGGCTCTTTCCCCTTGTTGAGTTTGTCGCGGAGCTTTCGCATTGATTTACCGATGCTGTCCCGATTCCACGGCTTGCCGCGGGAGTTGCGGAAACACGGCCCGTCTTTCCAGCGCCTTGTGACTTTCTTGGCAATGCGTAATGACGTAGGCGTGAGATAGATTACCCGCGTGTAGCGATTGCCCTTGGCATCTTTGAGCGGAAGAACGAACGTCCCGCTGTTTTCTTCGGAGAAATGTTTCGCTTCTAATTTAACAACTTCTTCCGGCCGGACGCCCGTATCGAGCATAAACGTTATTAGCCGGTTGAGTTGTGCCGTCGGGGCGGCGCTAATCACCGTTTGAAATAGATGGGGCGGGATATATTCTTCCCGCGGTCTGTCCGACGGCTTTTTCATGCGAGCTATGGGGCTGTGAGGGATATAGCCGCTATCCACGCCCCAATTGAATATCCGTTGGACAAACGCAATCCAAGTTTTTTTCGTGTCGTTGGCTTTGACGCCCTTGCAACTGGCTATCCATTTTTGAATATGAAACGGCCGCACGTCTGTTGCGTCCATGCTTTCAGCGATGAACGCCCGGAACGATTTCATAATGGGGCGGCGCCCGTCCACCGTTTTTTTCTTCTGATTGACGCTGTACCACTCCCAAAATTCATCAATCAAATAGTGGACGCGGCAACGGCCGTCGATGGGTTGCAGTCCCCGCTCGCGGAGCATGGCCGTGTATTTCTTTTCGGCTTCGGCTTTATCGTTGCCGAGCTTCACTTGCTTGCCGTTGAATTCGACAAACCAGCCGCGGCCCTTACGTTCCCAAATGCCGGGGAGTTTCACTGTTCGGCGTCCCCTATCGTTTTGTATGGCCCATCGCTCCAATCAATTGAGCCGCGAATAAAGTCGGCCAAATTGCATAGCGCTTGCGCGCCTGAATACCTGCTTACGATAATGCCCGTGTAAGTTCCCCGCTGGTCCGTCGCGCCTATGATGGCGTACCCGTCGCGTAGCTCTACGTCAAACGGGCCAAAGGTTTGTCGTTTCATTTCTGCGCCTTTTCCAATATGCGGGCCAATTCGTATCCGGCTTCACGTACAACGTCATGCATCTTCTGGCCCGTGGAGTATAGGCCAACCGAATGCAATTCGGCGTGGATCGTTGTTAGCTTGTTAATCGTTTCTCGGACTTTGCGCCGGTCAAAATTTTTCATTTCGCCCCCAACAGCATTTGGGCGGCAATCCAGAATTCAATGGCGCCCAAGCAACCAAAGAATGCGGCGAATAGTGTTATGAGGAATTGTTTCACGGCTTGTCCCTTGGGATGGAGTTGTTGTATAGTTCAATAGTAGTTGACGCGCCTGTATTTGTCTGCCATTTCCTGCCACAATTTTTAGAAAATGGCTCAAATACGCCCGAATTTGCGGATTCTTTTATCCCTGATAAGGCTGAGGTCGGGCGTTCAAATCGCCCTGCGCCCACTTTTTTCCCCTATAAATCTCGGGGAAAAAGCCGTTCGAGTCTTGGTGCGTAGTGAACAACCATTCAGGCCGGTTGTGACGAATTAAGCGATTCTTCTGCCATTCTCTGCCACTTTCTACCATTCTTCTCGAATGGTAGGTGTCTGCAAATCGACAAAATAGCCAAGCTGGCTAGTCGCCCCTGTTAGTGTTGAATTAGCGACCGAACGCGGACGTGAAAAGCTATCCAGGTAGCGCAGTAGCATTAGCGACCCCTATAAAACGGGACGTTTCGCCGGGTAAGCCGGCCGGTCGCGATTTTCACTACGGAGAACGAATGCAACACGGCCATAGCAAACCGCGTACGCCCACGTACATATCCTGGCAGCAAATGAAAGCCCGTTGCCTCAATCCACGCCATGAGAAATTCCCTCTCTACGGCGGGCGGGGCATTGAAGTTTGTACGGAGTGGCTGAAATTCGAGAATTTCCTTGCCGATATGGGCGAGCGGCCCGACGGGACAACGCTGGATCGACTGGACAATAATCGCCACTACTGTAAAGCCAATTGTCGTTGGGCCGACCAAAAAACGCAACAGCTCAACCGGCGGCCCTATGGGCTATCCCGGCACAAGGGAGTGAGCTTCCATAAGCCATCGGGCAAATGGCAAGCACAAATCACCATTCGCGGCCGGCAAAAGTTTTTAGGGCGGTTTGTGAAAGAATCCGACGCGGCGAAAGCCTACAACAACGCCACCAGAAAGAAAGCAGCATGAGAAAAATCATTCAAATCGCGGGGGCACCCGAAACAAATGGCGCTTATCAAACCTTAGTTGCATTATGCGACGATGGTACGCTTTGGGAAACCTATTTCAATCGAAAGTGGCAACCATGGGCAGAAATACCCGGCGTGCCGCAACCCGCGATTTCACAAATGCTTGAGGCAGTCGCAGATTTCCAGCGGCCAGATTACGTAATGACCGACGCCGAAGCTCAGGCATTGTCTGACACAACGAATCGTAATCGTCCAAAGATTCCGGCGAAATCACTTCCCGGCCATCGTAACGACGCTTGACAAGCATGGTATACTATTGACATGCGACTCAAAAAGATATTCCAGCCGATCCCTAAACCCGTTTCAGGCTGCCTCAAGTGCGGCCGCACTCTTGGGCCAGCTTCGACCCCGCCCGGTGAATGCCCCTGGTGCAAAGTGTCGGCGTCTAATTTCAAAACAGAATCGCAGTTTTGGAAAGCGTTTAGACGCTAAGCCGACAAGCCGTTTTCTTTAGCTTCGGCATACTCCCCGCATTCGTGCTTGAGCGGGCAAAATCGACAATGCTCCCCGGCCTTACGTTCGTCGCTAACAGCGGCCGCGGCTATCTTTTCCTCAAATGCGTCCAGATAGGCGGGGGTGAACGTGGTGATTTTAGGGATCGGCGAAATATGAGGCTGGACAATGGCCGCGATGATGTTTTTGTCCGTTGGGAACTTGTGCCGAGCCAGCACGGCGTAGCAAGATAGTTGCGTGTTGCGGCGAGCTTCCACGCCCCACTTACCGGTTTTCATATCGACAATGGTTAGTGGGCCCGAGCCCACAATCACCGTATCCACCGTGCCGAAGAAATCAGCAATTTCGGGGTGGAAAATCTTGTTCTCGAAATGCTTTTCGCCATCTTGTGAGCTAACCACGTCAGCATAAATGGCCGCGGCCCGCGCTACTCGCTGCGCATCGGCTTTCTTGTTGCCACCAAAAATCGGTTGCGTAGCGTCATATACTGATTCTTCCAAGAGTATAGAATCAACGCCAGAAATATACCCGCCCTCAAGCGCAGCTTGCGCCATTTCGTGAGCGACCGTGCCGGCATCGGCTGCCGGGGAATGGGATTCGGGTATTCCGTCAACAGCACTTCCGGGACAAACAAGCCATCGGCTTGACGACGACGGGGAAAGTCTAGCGTGGTCCGAATCGACGGAATCTGTAGGCATGGAATACTCTCGGGGTAACGGAAATGAATCATCGTTCGCTCAAAAAAAAACCGGGGGCTGGCAAGGCCCCCGTAAACCTAGACTATCGTTTCGGCGTTGCTTTCCCGAGCCACCGGGCTCCTAACGCTTGCGGGGTCCGTCTATGGTCTATCTCCATTATAATCACCGATAGGGATTGCTCGGCGTCATTACGCCGTTGTCGCCCATGTACTCGCGGCTACTGCCGGTGTAATCGCCATATCCGCCCGATTTGTCGAACAGGCCCCGGCGCATCATTTCCCGATTGCGAGCGCCCCGGGATTCCAAAATGCAATCACCCGTCTTTGGGTCGTAGAATGCCCCCGTACCAGCGGCCCGAGCTTGCTCATTCATCTTGGCCGCTTCCGCTGGCGTTACTCCCATCGCTTTAGATCGTAACGGGCGGCCCCACACGGACGGATTACGGTAGCTGTCTTTCGGATGAGGATTGTGCTTGGCCTGAATCTCCGCAATCTCTTGGCGAAATTCGTGTTTCTCTTGTTCCGAATCGAATTCTTCCAATTGCCCCGTGAAAATGTTCCGGCGAAACCCCATGCTAGCCCCCGATAAAGTGTAATACCTTTAGGAAAATTACAATCCAGCCCGCGTGCATTGCAGCCCGGCCCATTTCCTTTAGCCAATGCGGGGCGGGACATTCCTTGCGTGTCTCGGCAAATAAATCATTGCCAACGGTAAATCCGTTAAGGATAGGACGATGCTCATGGTTCATTTTTTCTTGTCGTACACTTGTACCCCATGGCCAAACATTTCCAGCGACTTAAACGCAATGGCTTTCGGCACTCCAGCTTCCTCGACTAACTTATCCCACTCTTGAAGCGACAGCGGGACAAAGCTGGTTGCCAGATTGTACGCCCCCTCTACCGTAGCGATGTTGGTGTTGTTCCCGCCGTAATCTTCGCGGGTCGCAACATTGATTAGCGTACCGGCCATAGGCGATGCTTTAGATCGGTAGAAATCGGCCCCGGTGCGGAATAACTCCCAGCCCGACAGCTTCTTAACTCGGCCGTCTTTAACTGTCTGTTGCGAAATCATGCGAGCCGTAAATCGAGTTGTTTGCGCCAGCCCGGCAAGGGGATCAATCGTGACGTTGCCGACACTCACTTTGCCGAAATTACCCGCGCGGGGATCAAGCCCGATGGAGAAACGTGGATCGTCGCCAAACGCGGCGGCGTACATGCCATACCACGCCGTCATACCTACGAACGTGCGAAGATATTCCGCGCCGAGAATCATTCGCACTTGGTTATCAGTGCGCCACAATGGCACGCCCAATTGATATTGGAAACGGCTCAACATCAAACGCGGGGCCCACAACACTGTTGACGCCGAGCGCATGTGCTTGTCAAGCGCAGCTATTCCGCCCCGGCCCGTGGCTACGTTAATTCCGAAAGCTATGTCCTGTTTCTGTTTGAGCGACAGCCCTTTCGCGCCCCCGTGGGTATGCGTGAGCAAATCGTAGGCGTCGGCTCGTATGAGATTGAGATATGTGCGGTAGGCCCGGCCCGAGCCCGCAACAGCGCTCGCCAATCCGCGAACCAATTGCGAATTAGCCTGCCGTTCCATCTTCTCGAAAAACCCGCTAGCGTATAATTCTTCGCGGCCCTCGGGTACAATGTCACTTCGCGTGACAGCCAAACCCACTTGCTCATATTCCCGGGCTTGCGGCCGGGAAAATAATTCATGCTCTATCTTCCATGAGTGCGCGTCGCTAAACGCACGGAACATATCCGGTATGCGTTTCGCGGCCAATATGGGATGGCCCGCAACTAAAAACCCGCCCTGCCGCAGCACGGCAGAAACGTCAATCGAAGTCATCAACGCAACAACGGCGTCTTGGGCCCCTTGGATTCTTGTGCCAATTGTCTTTGGTTTGAGCCCGCTGATCGTGTCTTTGATTTCTTGGCGCGTCCGTTGCAATTCGTAATGCAGCTTATCCCGTTCCTTGCTCATTACGTCCATGCGTCGCCCCGCGGGGGCGGGTATCTCGCCACGCTTGGCTAACGCTAGCTGCTCTTGGGCTTTGGCCAGACTCTTTTCTAAGGCTTTGATTCGCCGCGCCTCATCCTTGCTGCTGTCCACCACTTTAGCTTTGCGGTTAAGCTCGCTGCGCACGCGGCTAATCGCGTCGTCCATATCCGAAACGATTTCTTCGGACGGGCGATGATGCACACGCTCTTGCGGCGGCAACTTTTCCAAAGTGGCGAGCGCCTTTTCGGCTTCGGCCAGCTTGTCATTTAGCTCGATAATCTTCGCTTTATCGTCAGCGGATAAGCCGGGCACGTCTGTATCTAACTTGGCGGGTTCCAAACCAATGCGGGCGCGAATAGATTTAACGGCATTGGTTAGGCGGCGTACTTCTCGATGCGCCTTGTCTTTCGTTTCCCGCTCTATCTTCTGCTCGATTTCTTTAACTTTGGCTTGGGCCGCTTCGTACTTTTCCGTTTTGGCCGTGATAGCCGCGCGGTCGGCGTCGGTAAGGGCGTCCCCCTTAGCAGCTTTGGCCCTCACCATGTTGGTGGCCAAATCCCAATTGTCATTAATCGCGAGCTTTTGAATGGCCAGATTGCGGCCCTTTTCCGTGCCGCTTGTGCGTAGGGCCCTGGTAACGGTTTCGAGTTGTGTTTCCAACTCGTTTAGCTCGGCAGCCCGCAGCTTGATATCATCGGGATCGGTGACGCTTTTAAGCTCTTGCGCCTTGGTGTTATATGCCGTTGAAAGTTCCGCCCCCTTAATCACCATACCCGCCGTTTCGTCAGACGTGAGCGCACGCGGCTTGGCAATGATGGCATCGGCCAAGTGTAATGCCCGGCCGGGAATCCCTTGCTTCCGGGCATTCAGTAGGTTTCTGGCCCACCCCACCGTTTCCGGCGTGGGAATTTCCTCAAAACCCATCCGGCTACGAACATCGTCGGTGAAAGCCCGCTTGGCGGCGAAAACAGGCTCAAAATTCCCGTCAAATTTTGGGGCATCCTCTGTGGGGCTCTGTGGGGCCGTTTGAGAGGGGGTTTGTCCAGATGGGTCCAAGGTCGCCGAACCCGCTCCCGTCGCGTTAGCGGGGCTGCTAGGGGCCCCATTTTCCGGCACGGGAGTTGCTATAACCAATTGATCGGCCAATTCTTGCCGGGCGGCGTCGTCAGCCGCCATATCATCCGGAATCCCCGCAGCCTTTGCGTTTTCAGGCGTTGGGTTGGAAACGAATTGGCTAACCTTTTCTGCCACAAGGGGAACGGCGTTCGCCCCGCCGGCTAGAATCATCCCGACGGCAGCGGCTCGCAACGCATTTGGGCCCAAGTTTTCCAGGGCTTCCGGGTCCACGCCGTCAATTGCACTCGTTATGCTTTGCAGCACTTCGGTTGTCGCTTCGCCCCCCGCGTCAACAGCCGTGCCCATAACGGCGCCAAGTGCACTCTTAACGCTGCCGTCCCCGAACATTGTTTCAAAAGTCTTGCCGCCAAGCCGTTTTGCAATCTTGCCGCCTACGGCTTCGGTGCCCACTTCCCACGCCGTTTGCAACGCCGCGTGGGCCGCAGCGGCTAAATTCCCTTTTCCCGCGTCTTTCGCTTCTTTGAAATGATCGGGCGCAAACGTCGCGGCCATTAAGCCGTAAGTAGTGGCGACCGCTTTGGCCCCGCCAGCCACAGCACCACCAGCCATAGCCGGGGCAATTGCTCCCGCCGAACTTGCCGCGTCCAGGACCAACCCAGCGCCGGGAATAATACTTTGTTCGGCCGTTCGCTCGTTTAAGGCGGCCCGATTCTGCGCCCGCTTTTGCAGCGTGTCGCGAAACTTAGCGGCTTCCTCTTTGCCCAGAACAAACCGCGTCATCAATCCGCCGGTGGCCGTATGCGCCAGCGAAGCAATTGCATCGTTCGCCGATTCCAGAAAAGTATCAGCCGTGCGCACGGCGAGATTGGGGGCAGCCGGGGGCTCGGGAGTTGGTGGCTGTTGCTTATGCCAATACGGGACGGTTGTTTCTGTAGACTTCTGCCAGTAAGGCATTGCGTTTTGTTGCCAATAGGGCGTTTGTACGCGCGACATTATTTAACATCCCGATAGCCGGTCCAATCAATGAATTCTTCACCGGGCTCTAGCGCTTCGTAGTCCGCTGCATCGCCGACGAATGCAATGCCAAGTTGCTCGGCTTGTGTTCTCACTTGTTCAAACTGTTCATCGCCCGGCGACGGGGCGGGCGGAGCGGCCGGCTGTTGTTCGCCAAAGAACCGATTAAACGTACGTTGCCGATGAACAGAAAATTCACGTTGAATCTCGGCAGCTTGCTTGGCAAACTCTTGCGGGTTTTCTTTCTTGTCAACTGGTATCATATCCAAACGGCTCTTTTCCATTTGGTCGATCCGTTTGATTTGCATATCAAATTCGGCGTCCCGTGCTTTCGTGTCTTGTTGAGCATTCGCCTGCTGCTCGGCAAGCTCTTGGCGGGCGGCGTCGCTTTGCTTCAAACGGGTTTCCTGCATTATGCGGAACGCTTCGTTCACGCCGGGCGGCACTTCCAGCACGCCTTTCTCATTGACCACCAACGGGGGAGCAACCATTTCGCCAGCTTGAATTTTGGAAAACCAATCATTAACTTGCGACTGCTGCTCTTGCTGACGAATCGTGGTTTGCAACTCGGCAAGCTGTTCGCTGTCCATTTGCAACATATCCGTATTGGCAAAATCGGAATGCTTAATGGCCCATTGTTGCAACACTTCGTTGTACTGGCTCGTACTTAGCTTGCTTCGTGCGGCTTCAATCTTTGCCCGTTCCGCCGCGGCTTTCTTCGCTTGGGAAACAATATGGGGTTTTGAGGCGTCGTTGAATGCTACTTGGCCGGCTAAATTAACCGGGGCGGATTCTTCCGCCGTGCCCAAAAGCATGTCTTGCATGGCCGGCGTAGGATCGCCCGCCATACCCATGCTGCCCAACAATTGGCTAAACGCTTGGCGTTGTGCGGCGCCCTCTGCCGTTTGCGCCCGCCATTCGGCTAAGCCAGACTGTTTTGCCTCGCGCTCCGCTCGCGACAGGGCGGCGCGCTCCCGAGCCCGCGCATCCACGGCTGCCGCGGACTGTGGATCGTCGGGAGAAACAAGCGGCTGCTCGTAATCATCCGTAGGGGCGGCTCGGCGGGTGTGAATCCGTGTATTACGCCCCTGCCCAATGAGCAACGCTTGCGAAAGTAGATGGTTTATATCCACGGGTGGCCTAAACGTAATTAGTAATTTGTGGACCGGCTGCCGATGAATACAGCCCTAACAACGTACGGAGCAAATCATCGCCCCGCCCCATTTCGCCCCGTTGCAATCCAAGCAAGTTGTTGGCAAACCGCGAATTTACGTCCACCCGCTGCCCGAGCAAGTTGGACTCCAAATCGTTCATGGCGCGTTGCCGTCCCCGTTCCGTTCCAAGGCGGGTCGTAAGATTGAGATTGCTGCCCGACAAACCACGATCCGACAACGCGGCTAGGGCATTCTTGCCGAGCAAGTTGTAATCTTCGTTAATCCCCGCGGCGCGGAGCGAGCGCGTCTTGTCCACGTCGCCGAGCATTTCCGCCCGCAGTTTCTCCAAATCGCCCTTGGCTTGGCCGTAATCCACTTGGGACGATCCACCCCCGCCCGGCAACAACCCCTTGGGTAGCTCGGGCTGCTTGGGCGTAAAAATCGTTTGGATGGTGCGAAGCCCACCGGGAAAAGCGCTAGGGATAAATGCCATTAGTGTATCTCCGTTCACCTATTATAGCAGATGCAAACGCGGCTCCGCCGTAAGGGTTATAGCGGATTTCTACCCTGCAAAATCAACTGCTGTAGCATCCCGTTCATTTGTTCACGGCTCAATACCGGGACTCGGGTAGGCGCTGGCGTTGGGGCTTGCGTTGGGGCCCGCAATAGAGCGTGTTCCAAAGCCTTGCGGGCTCGGGCCCGTTTTATCATGGCCGCGTACTGGCTCCGATCCACGGGCGCCACGCCCAAATCTTCAAGACTATAATTTGCCATGGTTCAACCACTTTGTTTAGGTAACAGTGCCGTCCGGCAAAATCCAGTTTGTGCCATCGTCGATATTCAAATTTGCATCCGTTGAGTTGAAAATGATCCGTCCGGCCGTCCCGGCTGCCCCACGGGTTGCATCGGTGAACAGGTCAATCGTCAGCCGGCCGCGCAACACGGTGGACGTTACCGACGTGTTGCCGATCACTACTTGATTGCTGGCCGTGGTGAATGCCCCGTTACCGATGGCCGTGCTATTGGCAACGTTGGCGCCTTGGCTGGCGTTGTTGCCGGCATTCTGGCCAAGGAATGTATTTGCCGCACCGCTGCCGCCGGTCAATCCCAAACCGGCGTTTAACCCAATAGCAACGTTTCCGTTTCCACACGATACGCCCGAGCCCAGAGCGCTTGTGCCCATGGCGATACAGTTATTGCCGACGGTCGCCGTGAATGCAGCTTGATTGCCAATGAATACGCCGGCTGTCCCCACCGTGCTACTCCGGCCCGCTGCCGATCCCATGCAAAATGATTGGGCGCCTACCGTGCTACTCCGGCCCGCACCCGGCCCAAAGCAAACAACTTCGTTCCCCAAAGAACTTTCACGGCCCGCGTTTGCCCCAACGGCAAATACGTCCGTTCCAACTGCCGTGGCGTTGAGAAAGGCGTTAATGCCAATGCCGGTTATCAACGTGCTCGAACCAAAGGTCGCACCCGTACCAGCATCCTCACCAATCAGAATTGGCACACTGACGCCGCCGAAACTCAATTGCGGTAAGTCGGTGATTGTCAAGCTGCTCGATTGTGAGCCGCGTCCTGTGCTGTCTGCCCTTAGCACAGAATTATCAGTCCCGAATGCGCTCGCCGCCGTGACCATGTTGGCAATATCGGAATCCACCACTACGTCAGCCGCCGGGATGGCGCTAGCTTCTACACCTTTGCCGGTCCCGTCCGACACGATCAGAAGCCCGGTGGTGCCAAACGCTGTATCAGCGGTAACAACATCGTCAGCGGCAATCGCAGTTTCAGCGGTTTGTAAGTCGCTGTTGCTCGCCGTTTGAACTAACAATCCCGACGCCGAATAGGCTTCATTGGGGTCGTACAAGGCGGTGGTTAGCAATATGTTAATATCGTCAACGTCCAAGCCGCTCGCCGCGACTTGCCGGCCGGTACCAATGCCAATGATGATTTTATCCGCGCCGAAATCGCTGCCGCCTGTGACGACATTCGCGGCGGGGATGCTGCTCGATTCAACGCCACGATTGGTGCCATTGGACACAATGACACGATCATCGGTGCCGAATTCCGAAACCGAAGTCACGACGTTTCCGATGTTGACGCCGGACGCATCCACGCCGCGCCCGCCCGAACCAATCAAAATATCGTTATCGGCTAGAGCGACACCGGAAAATAGTAATTGGGCCGCTGGCAAGGTGCCAACTTTCACAGCCTTGCCCGTGCCGTCCGCCACAATTATGTACTCGTTATTGACGAATGCGGCGCCCGCGGTTACTACGTTGCTGATTGCTACCGAACTGGCTTCTACTTTACGGTCGGTGCCGTCCGAGATAATAACGCGGTCGTCGGTGCCAAACGCATTATCCGCAGAGACATAATCCGCCTCAATCGCCGTAACACGGGTTTCTAAATCATCGCTCATGCGTTGTGCCCCGTGTAGTGCCTCTCGTAATTGTGCATCCGTCTTTGGATTTACTGGAATTCTGCTGCCGTCGCCGATAATCATGGTGCATGAACCGTCCAAGTGCCCCAGAAAGTTGATTGATTGTTCATCGCCGCCACACGCGCGATATACGTTGCCGAACGTCGCACGCCGTCCACCCGCACCAAAGCAACATCAAATGAATTGCCGCCTATCGTCATGCTTATGCCCGTGGGGTCAATCGCCACCGTGCGTATCACGTCCACCGCGGGCAACAAATCGGTGCCGAATTCTGAATTGTCCGATGGCAACGCGGCGGCGACACCGTTCACGTAAAGCCGTTGAAGATCGGCGAGCGCGGTGCTGATAGCGGACGTTGCCGCGAAAGCGTAAGTTGTGCCCGTTGATAAGGCGCTCCCAATAGACGAACTGGTTTCGGCCAGACTGACGTATTCGTGCAAGATAACGGGGTCGAGGTCTGAATTGACGGCCGACAAACCAGCGACCGGCTCGTTGGTGTCAACCAATGTCAAACCAAGGCCCACATCGTATTGGGGTCCGGCGTCCGTTGAATCATGGCCAATGGCGCTCAAAAACCCGCTTTGTTGCGATATGGCCAACGTCACCGGCTTAACCGTGGCGAACATCGTCGCGGCCGTCACATCAATGCCCGTGTCGTCGTGGTACTCGGCATAGTCTGTGACCAGATTGCCCGTCGTTTCGCTATCGCCGCTACTCGCGTAGTTGGTCGATGCTATGCCGACAAGCGTTGCCCCGTCGCCTTGCGTTGGTGCGTTCACCGTAGCCCCCGCAGCCGGACCCGTCACGTTCGACTTGGCAGCAATGTCCGCTCCGTTTGACGTTCGATCCGTGCCGAAACCATGCGGGACGAATAGCTTAACGTCGCTATCGTAGGCGTTGAATCGACCAATAGACGAACTGCTTCCCGGCGCCCGAGCTTGAGTATTGCCTGCGTATATGCGCGTGGTGCCCGTGGCCGTAGCGACGTTCTGCTTGACCACCAAAAACCCTGTCTTGTTCGTCTTGCTAAATGCCACAAGATCATAGGGCAAGAGTTGGTTCGTGCTGCCCGTAACGCGAATGTCGCCGCCGTCGGGCCTTACCGCGTCCCACCATGCCGTAGGCAATCGCGACAAATCGACGTAATGCGAGAACCCCGTCAGGGCCGTGCTCGCCAATGGTAGCGTGGCTTGCGCGTATAAGGCCCATCGTGACGGGTTGAAAATCGCCGCGGGGTCGTTCGTCGGGTCAAGGATGCTCGGCACGCTAAGCACTCGGCCGGCGTCGATCATGTCCAAATGAACGCCGTCCCACACAACGCGCTTATCCTCACCGTTGCCGACAATCTCAATCAGGGCAGCGGCGCCACTGACTTGCGGCCGGCAGCGGCCACCATTGGCCAACATCGTTTCCAGCGTGCGGGTGTAGTGAAACGTTTTATCGCCCGACAAATATCGGTGAACGGCATCTTCCGGCGTGGCTCCGCCCCAGATATTAACGTGCGTGTCGGCGTCGGCGGTCGTGTTCCCGCTAAACAAGAATTGGGCGAAATTGATTTTCGATTTCTGACGTACCGACGCGGAAAGTTTTACCGGGCCCGCGACCACGTAATAATGCAAATCTTCGCTGCCCGTGGTATCGAATCGGCTAACGCCCGAATAGCCCGCTCCGCCAAACAGCACGCCGCTTTGGCCCTCTGCTTCAATGGGGTCAAACCGGCACATAACGTGCGGATAGCTGGCAAACATCATGCGATGAAAGCCACCGGTTTCCAAATCATACCACCACGCTTGCTGATCGTCGCCCCTCACCGCGATAATGATTCCGTTCCAACGGCTATCGTAGGCCATGGAAATCGTGGGATTGAGATAAGGGCTCGACACGTTCAAAAGTTCATCGGGAATTTTCTCTTTGGATACAGGCGCAACGGCAAGGGTGCGCGGGTCCAGTGTATAGAGCCCGTTCTTACCCAAGAAATAAACAACGTCCCGGTCATCTTTGCACCACGCCCCTTGCCCGAGAATGCCGACGATGTTTGATATGTTTTCCAACACGCCGCCCCGGCGGGGATGGCGGAGCATAACCCAAAGCGATTCGCGGCCGGCAAAGCAAGCCTTGTCGCTTGACAAGGGAAACATTGCCGTGAGCGGCTGATTGATAAGCCCCTCATTATCACCGGTGGACGTAAACGCCCCGCCCTCTGATTCGTCGCTGGAATCCCAATCCAAGGGATCGCCCGTTGCCGAACAACTAAAGACGTGCGGGTTTGCTTCGTTGCCCGCCAGCCACAGACAGCCCGCCCACGTCATTACCAAACGGCAATCAGTCGGCATGGTTCCCGCCGAAGCCGTGGCGATTTCAAGCGATAGATCGTCGTAATCGAAAACAGCGGGGCGAGTATCTTCTAACGCGAAAAAGACTTTCTTGAGGTAGGCGGCTGCATAAACAGGGCGGCCCGTGTCGATGGCCGCGGGGGTGCCGTCGCCCTCAACTTCCGTCCAATCTTCCCCGTCCCAATAGTAGAGCGTGCCGCCGGCTGCCGCGACAATCGTTTCTTGGGGGCTTTGGCTTGCGTCGCCGTTCACCCGTTCCAAGCAATTGACGGTCGATCCGTCCAGCGTATCGGTAAGGGCGACAAGCGGGGGTCGCGTCGCCAACACCTTGCGGCCGGTCACGGCATCGACCGGCCAGAAGTTCACACTGTCATACGCCGAGAATGGGGGCTGCGCTTGGAAGCCGAATTTGCGGCTGATTCCAGCGAGCGGCGGTTGAACAAATAAGCTCGGCATAAACAAAAATAGCCCACCCGTTTATCGCAACGGACGGGCTCGCTCTTTGAAAAAGGACGCAGGGGATTAAGCGTCGCCGTCGGTCCACGTATGCGTCACAAGCCCGAAACCGGCCAGCGCTTGCGCCAGTGCTATCAACGCTACATTGGTAGCACTGTTGCCGGTCGTAATCGCAACGGTGCCCAAGGCAGCCGGCGTCGCGGCCTTGAGCGCCTTATCCGCGCCATTGGAAACCGGAATCAAGTTCGCAGCGGCCGCGGCGGTGGCCCGCGTCACAACGTTTTGTGGCTTGGCCGTAGACGAATAAACGCACTTCCACACCTTGTTGGTGCCGTCGAACGACACGACAAAGCGAGCCACGTCCCCGACAGCGGTTAGAACCACGTCCGCGTCGTCGCTGTCAATCGTCAAATCGCCGCCATCTTCATACAAGACTACAAGCAACTCTTGACCAACCGCCAAATTGTCGGCATCTTCCAAAACGCGGGTTTCGGGCCCCTCGGTCTTGGCGAGCAAAATCGCGAAGCCCTTGTTGTTGATAACAACGGTGCCCGACGCGCCAGGGTCCAATACATCGGCAGCGCCCAGCCGCAAAGCTACGTCGATTATTTGAAACAGTCTGCCCGGTGCCATAAGTCGCCCTCAAAAATAGCTATTTGGGTTGCAAGCTCTATTATAAACAAATGTACAGTATTTCGCTGTAGGGGTTTTTAAGGAATTACGTCGCCGTCGCCGTCATAGTAAATAGGCGTGTTGGCAAACATCGCGGCCCGGAGCGGGTCAACGCCCTTGGGGACGGTCATCATAACCGGTCCCTTGGAATGCCGGTCGTGCTCGATAGACGCGGCAAGACGTTTCTCGAATCGCAACGAATGCGGGCCGTCAATGGTATCGTTGTAGTATTCTTCCGCGGCCGACATGATGGCCGCAAGCAACGTTTCGGCGTGAACCGAATCAATTTGAACAACGCTCCCGTCCGCCGTTAAGTCGGCGTCGTCCAAGTTATCCACGGGCTCGCTGCGATAGGGAACCGTAGTAAAGCCCCCAACGTCCAGCGTTGGCCACACGGCGAAGTACCACCGGTGTTCGGTATCGTTCTCCCCGCCCTTATAAATGGCAAACCGTTTCGGGTCGCCCGATTGGAAATTCACCGCGTAGCGTAAACGAATCTCGGCTTCATCGGCAAGTTCCAACGGCCGGCTTTGGCTACCATTGGAGTACACGCACCCGTCCAATATCTCCCCGTAATTCGTAGGCAGGACGTACCGCCAACGGTGAATCTCATACGTGGTGGAAGCGTCGGCTGCAAAGGCGGCGTCAGTTACAGAAAGAGTTGTCGTGTCGGTAACTTGATCGACGAAATAGATTTGGCCGTTTACTCGCAAAATCCCGTCAGCGGCCCACGCTGGCCACGTCGCCCCGGATAGTGTTACCACGCCGCCCGTTGCGGAAATGGTGCCCGTGGACTGCGAAGCATACCCACTCGCTACAAATTTCCGTTCCAGGAATTGCCATTGGTGGAAAGGAACTGGATGAACAAACTTGCGAATGCCAGCCCGAATAATCGCCCGAGCATCGTCTAAGGCGGTCGTATCCCATTCACTGGCCGAGCGGTTCACACCCTCAACGAACGCGATTGCCCGCAAGATTTCGGAATTTTTTAATTCCAAGCTGGCCATTAAAAATTTCGTCCCGGCGTTTTAACAAACAAAGCCCGACGGCGGATTACAAGGTCCACCGCCGGGCTCGCGTCCCAAGGTCAAAAAGGCGAATCTTATCGCTCGGCGAAAATGTCCACGTTCAGGACGTTCAAATCCGGGGCGGTCGTGCCGCTGGTCGTGCTTGCAAACCGGGGCGCCAAATTCCCGGTTGGCAGTGCGGCGCTGCTGATCGACCGGCTGGCAACACCGTACCAAACATTGTCCACGACGATATCGACGGACAAATCCTGATTGATTGCGAAACCTAATTCGTGAACGTTGGCCCGAGTAAAGTTAGCTGATTCCAGAATTTCCACGCTATCGGTCGTTCCACCGTTCGCGCTGGACGTGACGAAGTTCAAATCGCCGCCCTCATCAATTTGGAATCCGATATAGCCCACGTCGGCAATGGCGTCATTTGCCCCGGCGATAGGGGTCGTGGCGCCGGCGTCGGTCAACACGGCCAAGGTCTGCCCATTGACAGCACCCTCATCAATGCGGAATTGAGCAACAAGGCGCTTGCTTGGGGCGGACGAATGGGTTGGCGCAGCAATCGGATTGTGGGAATAACCCAACTCGGCCCCGTAGTCAGCGGTCGTGCCGTCCGAATCCAGATTAACGCCGGATTCGACGCCCGCATTTTTTGTCAGCAAAAACGTGCCGCCCGCAGTAACAGCGTCTTGGGCAATCCAGCCCGAAGCTACGCGACTTCCGGTCGTGGTTCCGGTAACGGTTGCCGCCACGGACGTACCGCCAACGGGAAAACCGGGGCTGCATGCTTCTCGGCTGAAATCCTCTTTGAACCGATAGCCGTACAGCGGGTCGTTACTGGCATAGCCTTGCAACGATTGCCGCCACAGATCGGCCATCAAACCGCGGGCGCTACCGGAATTCGGATAAAGCGACGTTTGCATGATACGTTTTCTCGAAAGTGAGGGTTTTCTTAATCAGGAAAAATCAGGAAATCAGGAAACTCAACTCGGCTGCAAATCGGTATTGTCAGTCGTCAAGTACATGCACCGGTCCCGGCGAGTGCAATGCAGCGCGTGCCAATGCTCGTTGACCGAAACCATCTGGCCGGGCACGCTGATATTCTTCTCGGGCCCGGTAATTTTTTGGTCGTAGCCGGCCAACACTTGATACAGGAACGCATTCCAATCGACCAGCATCGCCACGCCGCCAGTCGGGCGTACCGGCGAACTCATGCTAGACATAGCGTGCCAAATGGTGATGGGGATGCCCTTGTACACGTTGGCGTCACGGTACACGCCCGCGTCATTGCCCAAGTTGTCGTTGCTGCCCTGCATAAATCGGCTAACAGCACGCTTCACGGGCTCTTGCACGTACAGCACTCGACGGGGGACGTCGCTCGCAACCGCCGGTTGCGGCACAACGCTCAACATCTTCACTTGATTGAGGAACCGTTCAATCTTGTCAAAGAAATCGTCCGGGGTGATTTTCGCAAACTTGGCAACAGCGTTGGGCCAAAGCGCTTCTTGCGCTTTGGTAATGCCGCCCGCACCGGCCGTATGGCCAACGGGATCGTTGCCGCCGTTCAAATCAAAATCGGTCACATTGGAATTGGGCGTCACCCAATAGCCAAGCACGCCGCGGAGTACATCGGGATGCTGGCTCGCCGAAGTGGGGAATTTGAGCAAGCTATGCTCACAGCCCTGGATAAAATCACGCTGCCATTTGGTCATGCGGACTTGAACCACGTCCAGAATCTTCGACTCGCTCGCACCCTGTAGCTCTTTCTCATCTTCCGAGAACGTCATGCTGGTACGCACTTTGACCAACGGGGTTTGAATCCGGCGAATGAGCTTGTGTGCGCTGGCCTGCAATGGGTGCGTGGGATACGACGCCTCAAAGCTGCTCGGCGCGTCAATCTCCAACGACGTATCAATCAGGTAAGACGTGTCGCTAACCCGCTTGGTCGCCTGAACGAATTGCTTAATGAATTCATAATCCGGGTAAAGCTGCGCAAGACCCACAGCATCCCACTTTCCCTTTTCGAAAGTGGGCAGGGTAGCGGTGACGATATCCGTAATGGTTTGAATGGCCGGCATGATTCTTTTCTCTGTTGTTCCGTAATGAACACTTGTTCACGTCGATACGGTCAACAGTAATCAGGCCAATTTGGAATTCGCTACATGGGTTTTAGAAAATTTTTCCACGAAAAAAGCCCGAGCGAATTAACGCTCGGGCTCTTAGTTTTTTTTTGGAAACTTTCTTACTAACTACTTAGCCGGCGGCTTTCACCAAATTCAACATGGCGGGATCATCACGCCATGGCTTAAAGAACGATAGCCCGTTATCGTTGGCTGTTGGTCCAACAGCTTTTTGAGGCAGGGCAGGCGGTGACGTAGGGGCAGCGGCTTGCGACTTAAACACGGGGTCGTCAAGCTTGCGGGCCAATTCCAAACGCTCTTTCGCCGGGGGAATCGGACGCCCTTGATTGAACGCCATGATAGCAATGCCGTTGGCCACGTTATACAAACGCTGTAACGCTTGTTTCTGAAACGCCGTCCGCTTGCCGGCCACGCCGTATGTCACGCTTTGGAAACCATCAACAATCTGCTCGGCTTCGTTCTCGCGCTGTTGCCGGGCGAATTTCTCCCGAGCGGTTTCGGCTGCCTGAATCTCTTTAATAACTTCGGCGACGGCTTTCACTTCCAATTGACTCGCGGCAAGCGAGCTTTCCAACGCTCGGATGGCCTTAGCCGCGGGCTCGTCATCTTCTAGGCCCAAGGCTTTCAAATCGAGTTGTGAAACGGGGACAGCCACCGGGGCCTTTTTCGCGGTCGGCTCCGCAATCGGCGGCTCGGCCCCTGTAGCGTCGGTATCGTCAGCCACAAATTGCGACGCGGCTTGCTGCCGATAGTAGTCGGCAATCGCCGCCCGTGCGGCGTCAACACTGGTAAAGCCGGCCAAATCTTCCGGGGTAAAACCCGTTTCCGTGGCGAGCGTCGCCAACTGGCTCGTTACGTCAGGGACGGCGGGCGTTTGGACTTCGCCGCCGGTGTTCGGTGCTTGGGCTTGCGCGTCGGGCGCGGCTTGCGTCTCCGTCGCTGCCGGGGCGGCGTCACTGGCGGGAGCGGGCGCCCCCGTCGAATTAGGTTCGTCAATCCACATAATTGCCTCTTAGAATTGGGAGTAAGAAAACAAGTGCCGCCCCGGTATATACTTGCGCGGCCGGGGCCTTGCACAGAGCGGCAGAAATCAAAAAGGGCTGGCGGGTACTCCCCTTTTCTGTAGCGAACATATCATTCAGGTTTCGCCGCCAAATTGCCCACTTAGTTCGATTGGAAATAATACGAAACGTTCAATACCCCGTCCGTGGTCGTCTCGATCAACTTCAATTTTGACAAATCGCCAACATACAAAAACGGAGCAACCGCAAGCGTGCCGGCGTCATGCTCGGGCAGGACCATTCCAACCGAAGTTGTCGGATCGGTGCCATCGTCGCGCCAACGATAGTCACATCCCTCTGCTTGCAATAGCGCCATCGTTGCCCCCGTAGGCACAGTTAGCGCGAACGCCGTGGTTACATTGGTTATTTGCTGGAAACCCTTGCACTTGAAATTCGCGGGCGCTGTCAATTGAACTAGCATATTGTCCACTCTCTGTTGCTTTCGCCGTATGCGGCGTCAATTAAGAAACGTCGGTCAACCCCTTTATTATAACATGCCCGCGCGTCTTTATGACGCACGGGCTTCACTACTTTACATGGCAACGGCATTTCATCGCGGAGCTTCATCGCGCCGCGTTCCCCGTCGCCAGCTTTGTCGTTGTCCGCCACGACAATAACGTTTGTCGCCCCACACGCTTTCGCATACTTGATAGCCAAGTCACGACAGGCGGTTGCGTTAGGGCGCCCCACAACATGCAATCCCCAATCGTTGAGGGCCGCAGTGTCCGTGGGGCCCTCGACAAGAAACAGCATGGACTCAAAGCCAACACCGGCCGGAACAAACAACCCGGCGCTGCCGCCCTTGAAACTCCATTTCTTCCCGTTCTCCCCCCGCATTCGTATGCCGCAAACGCTCGCGCCGTTCACCATAGGGAACGTATAGGCCGACCCGCTCCAGCCGACGAAAAGCCGGTCCATCGCCGTTGGCGTTACGCCCAATTCATGCGCCAATCGGTTGCGTCGTCCGGCGCCCCGCATGTACCAAAGCCGGGCCAACTCCCCTATCGTTTGAGGGTCAATCTGTTTGTACGATTCTTCGACTAACCGCTTGGGAATCGGCTTGCCATCGTAGGGGTGCTCATAGCCAAGTTCGCCCCGGCTTCGTTGGGATTCCACGCGGGGGCATATTACTTTTTTCCCATCCTTGGCTATAAGACACCATGTATCGTGACCACAAATCGGACACGGCATTTCTTCGCTAACGCGGACAAAATGCTTGACCACCGACGTTGTTGCTTGGGCCATTAACTCCGGTTCCGCAAATAGAAAAGTTCGCGTTTGATTTCTTTTATGTCCCCTTGGATGTGGGCCAGCGTCGCGGTGATAGCCGCAATCTCCGCGGTGACATTGGGCAACGTAAGCCGACGGGGGATGTACTTCACGATCAACGCCGTAAGTGGGATGGAACCCGACAACAGCGACAAAGCTATTTCCATGCTCATAGCCGAAATCCTTTCAAGACAAGTTGAACGTTGGCGCCCCGATAAACGACAACCCCGTTTTTCACGACGATGAAAGTCGGGTAACGGTCAATTCCCCATGCGTCCAATTCGTCGCGCTGATCCGGGTCGCACGGACATAGCTCAACTATGGTTGCCACTCGGGCGGCTTTGAGGCGCTCGATAAAGGGCTTGGCCCGACGGCAAGGCGGGCAATCCGGCTCCGTCGCGATAACAACAGTCCAGCTATCGACAGGGCGCGAAACCACACCCGAATCGCACCCCGCCGACAGCGGAAAGAACAGCAAAAGCCACGCTATGAAACGGAGCATGTTAGGATTGGTGCCCCCGAGCCAAAACCACGACGTGCTTGAGCCCGTCAAGCAACTCGCTCAACTCGGCTTGCTTGGCCTTGGCGGCTTTGTACTGGACCGCGCCCCATTTGCCCACGTTATACGCGGCTAGGGCAATCGCACTCACTGTTGCAAAATCTGGCATTGTCATTTCTCGCTTATCGTGTTTTAGTTGGTTAGCTAAATTTAGCTGGCTGTCTAAACGGGGCTTAACTCGTTACCGGGGGCTTGGCGAACAATCCGCCAGCGGCCCCGCCGCCAAACAATCCAAAGATTGCCGTGATAATGTAAATCACGCTTTGAAAGAATGATTGCCATTGTTCCGGCGACCAGTCTTTCAACCCCGCTTCGGTTGCGTTTTCTTCCCCTGGTACTGTGGGGAATTCAAATTTAGGCGGTTCGCTAGGAGTATACGGCGCGTTCGGTCCATCCGGGGGCGTCGGCTCGGGATTGGCTGGCTTGCGGAAGATGCCGGTTTCTTCCACCCGACGATTGAGATTTTCGAGCGCTACCGCAAGCTCGGCTACGTCCGTCGTAAGCGAAGTGAAAACTTGCTCATCCACTTGTAGGACGTGGGGCACGGCCTCAATCTGGCGGGACCGCTGCCCGGCGTTAGCGGGCGATACCGCCCACAGGAAAGCCCCCACCACCGCCGCTATGATTAGCAGCACAACAAACGATTCTTTCAGCGTTCGCCAATTCATTCTGTCACCTTTCGTTCGTGAATCAACCTTGGGGCAATTTCACCATCGCTACCCCCATTATACCATGCGGGAAAACAACTCCCGCGCATTGCAGATCGCTTACCAAACAAGCCGAGCATGTAATGCAGATTATCTCCGTCGGCGCTGATCCCCGTCGTGAATCGGTCGCTTGCCACCACTACCGCCACAAGCCGGCCATACTTATCGAGCGTCGCACCGCCGCTCATGCCGCCGACAAAGGGGCTGTTGGTCACTATCGAATGGCCGGACTGTTGAGCCGTGGTGGCTTTCGCGATAAAGAACTTGCCGCCCCGATACCCGGCGCTGATCCACGGCCCATTGGCGGGGTCAAACCGTACCGCCGGCGTTGGTTGAATGGCGTCGGGGGCAGGCGCTAACACCATGGCCAAATCCGTATGCCATTGGCTTTCGCCCGTGTCTTGCATGACATACGCAACGTACCCTTTGACTCGGGGCGGTCGGCCCGTGGTGCGTTCAATGCCCCATCCATGCCACACAATTTCCACGGGCATTCCCACCCGCGTATTGACGTGGCGGCACGACAGAATAAGCCCCATACCGTCACGCTTGGCAACCAGCGTTCCGCTCCCCGTCCAACTGGCCATCCGGCCTTGGCTCACTTGTATTTCAACTACGCCCCGAAGCGGGCCCCATGGATCGGGCTCGGCGGAAAACGCCGTCGCCGAAAACACGCAAATGGCGGCTGCCAGCATAACGACGTAAGCAACCAAACGCACGGCATGAACCGCGCATTCTTCTAACATTGCTTTCATTTCACCCGCTCCGGTTTGTTGTAAATCCCCCGCAGTACCCCGCGACGGCAAAGTTTGTTTGGGCTCCACGATCCAACATGCCGGGTAGCCAAGAGCCCGATTTCGGTTAGCTTCTGCGCGCACCACTCGCTACAAAACAAGCTGCTGGTATCTTCGGGCCGCATGAGCGCTTGCAAGACGCGATAGAGTAAACCACCCGCGCGAATGGCTCCGATCATGTCATAGGGCGTGCCCAAATCAGCGTCCAAGCTTCGTTGAAGCCGATCCGCTTCGTGGTCATAAAGCTCCCGACGCAATGGGTAGTGCCACACGGCGCCCGGCTCGAATTGCAAAAAGTCGTCTAGGCGGTGAGCTTGGCAGCCGCGAACCCGCGTTTCTTGCAACGCACACGGCGGGCGGTCAAACGTCGTCGTTTCGTAAACGAGCGGCGTGCCATGGTAACGGCAGACAATGCCGACGTGCGAGATACTTCGGGGCAGACCGAAAGTGCCCAATTTGATAATACCGCTGACAACGCCCCGCCCGGAAACGCCTATTAGGTCGCCATCTTTGACCCGCTCCATACCCTCAATCGTAATTACCGTGCTAGCGTTTCGCTGTATGGGTTTGGGAACAAATCGCGGTAACGGCCCCCACGCAATAGCCGCGTCCCGCACGCGGGGCAGGGGACTTGAACTATCTTCGCCCCACACTCTTTACACCGAACGGGCTGCTGCAAAAGATGGGGCCCGTTTATCAGAATGTCGGCCCCCTCGACCATGCTCTTTATCGTTGAGCCGTGCAGCTTGAGCCCGGTGATTTCCCGAATTCGGTCGTAATCCCAAATGCCGCCTTTATAGATATGCCACACAAGCATAATCGTGGCTAAATCTTGTTTGCGCCAAGACGCATTGCGTGTAGCGTCGGCAGACTGAATCGACCGGGCTACCGCGGCGAGCTTACGATTCATTGGGCGGCGGCTTCCAATTTCTCGGCAACGTATTCCACGCCGTTGACATTGAACATAATGGCCGCGGCATGATCCTCTGATAGCGGCTCGCGCGTTATGGGGCCGTTGGGCCATTGCTCAAGATTCAAGCCGTACCGACGCCAATAGTACCAACACGTAAAATGCCGAAAACAGCTTTCCAAAAACCGGTTATATTCGGCTTGGCCGGCTGCCTTTAACCAATTGCCGGGCTCATATTTTTCGGCCCCCCGTGTCATTAGCGCGGCCCACCGCACAAACATCGGGCCATCTAAAACTAAATCCGGCCGGGCCTTGCCGGCGGTTACATCCCGCTTCATGCCGGAATCAAATTCGACTCGCTCGCCCGAATCCTTGGTTGTGAAGCAAGGGGCCTTTGGACCCACGTCATTGTCGGGGGCCGGCTCGGGGGGTACGCCGTCCCACACGTTTATTACAGGATCAATACCAGCTATTCCGCTCACTTAAACACCGTTGATAAGTAGGAACGCCCATCAATGATGGGCACTTGGATTGTCATAAACGAGCCATCCTTGCCCACCACTTGAACGCCGTATCCATGCGCCCACCCGCTTGTATTCGTGTCCCCGTACAGGGGATGCAATTCACAGAGGCACCCAAAACTGTAGGCGCCGATCAACGCATGAACGGTTTCTTTGACGTAGGCGCTGATTCGATGGGTATGGCCGAAGCAAACGTTGCCGCCCAAATCATCGAGCGTTTGTTTGGCGGCATTCACTCCGCAGCGAGTACCATGGCGGAACAGGCATTTGCCCCGCTTGATCGTCCCGCGGACTCGTAGCCCGTCGTATTGGGCGTCGCGCCTCACGCAATTTATCCCACGTTTGGCCAACTCTAACACGTGCTCCGGCCCAAACATTTTGTAAAGAAAACCGGCGTCCCGTGAGTGGGCTAACGTTTGTTTGATTATCCATTTTTCGATTCGAGCTTCGTGGTTCCCAAGTATGTAATCAAACCCGACTTTGCCCACTCGCTTTTGCACTTCATCCAAAAACACGTTCGCGGCGTTTACGTCGTCCCCAAACGTATAGCTACACTCGGGCACAAACCCGAGCGTATGATGCTGCGCGAGAAACCCACCACAATCCAGCCCATCGCCAAGGTGTACCACTTCCGCGGGCTTCAAGATTTCCAAATCGTTGAGGAATGCCCGAGCGGCCAGCTTGTCAAGATGGGCCCCGTGTGTGTCGGGGATAATGACGCGAAGATAACTCTTGCCCGTGCTTTTCTTGCGCCCCACGGGAATGCGAAATTTAGCACGCCGTAAATCTTCTATCTGCTGCGCTTGCTTCTCAACGAGTGATTCAAGTTCCTTAACCCGCGGCGTCAACTTTTCTAGCTTCGATTTTAGCATCCTGCCCTCATAATACGTTGGCTCAACGCACCGTAAGAAATATCAACGCCATCTTCGACCAAGCACGCATGGATAACCCGCACGCTTGGTACTGACTCCCCCCGAGCCCGCTTCTCCCGAAGCCATTGGATCGCTTCGTTGACTTTGCCCACTTGACCAGCGGACAAATGACGGCGCGGAAGTGAATCAAGTTTTCCAATTAAGCTGCTTTTCTTCTTGGCTGCCAACGTTTCTCCCCGCACGCTTGTAAACCCGCATCAATCTCCCGGGCCGCCCGACGAACTATACGTTCATCTAGCCGGGGAAAGATCGCGTGAATCATTTCGTGAATAAGAATTTCGCGACGTAGCCCCTTGGCTTTTGTCGCGGGCGAAACTTGAATCCGCCGCAACTGGAAATTACAATCGCCCCACCAATCCCGCCGTAAATCCGTGGGAGATAATTCAATCTCCCACGGCTTACGGTCAAGCGTAATTACCACGCCCAAAGTTCGCTCCCTCGATTATTGCCAAAGCTCGTCGCCGCCGCTGTCTTGGTTGACGCAAGCGGGGCCGGGAGTTTGGTAGTCGTAATCAAGCGGCTCCCAATTGTTGTCTTTCAGCGCGGCGATTATATCGCTGGCTTGAGCCTTAGAAATGTTGGGATCGTATCCGTATTCTTCCAATATCGCCCGTTGCTTCGGTGAGGCGGGTCCGTTGGGGTCACGCTGACCATTGCCGCGCGGCGCACCGCTACCGTTTCGATTGCCGTAATTGCGATTCCCCCCGCCATAGGAACGCCCGTTACCGTTCGCGTTTCGATGATTGTTTCCGTAACCGCGGCCGTTTCCGTTGTTGTTGCTGTTTCGTCGATAATTGTTATTACCACCGTTCCCCCGTGGTTGATAGGAGTTGTTGCCATTGCGGCCACGTTGACCGCCGCCCCCTTGCGAGCCTTTGATTTCGTCAATCTTGGCACTCGCCGCCTCGAAGTCGAAGTTATCGGGGTTGAGGCCGTGATTGGCCAAAAAGTTTGCTTGGCGCTCTGTTGCTGGTCTACCCATGACTTATCTTTCTCCGGTTGTTATTCTGCTCAGTCACACTCGCCCAACGGCAGTTTCCGGGCTCGTAATTGCCGTCGTTATCTACACGATCCAAAGTCATTCCGGTGGGCCTATCGCCCATGTCGGCTAAGAAGTTTTCAAAACTATTTCGCCAACGGTCGCACACTTTAATTCCGCGACCGCCATAATT